CATTCTGAAATTCCCACGAACTCAAATAGGCGGGCCTTAGATGCTCGGAGCGTACTGAGCCGACGATTGAAAACGTCCTTCATCAGTTCCATGCGCACTTGCTCTGGCTTTGTCAGTTTACCATCGACAAGCAGGCGCTTCATGTACTCCTCCCAGCGAAATTCCTCTGCCCGCTTAATTGTGTCGTTGTACATTTCGAGTAATACTTGACGCTGGCGCTGGGAAACATTTGCAAAAACCCCGTTATAGGCAATGCCGTTTCTGTCATACCAGGCTCCAAGAACATCTACGCGGCGGGCGCGAAGTTCTTCAGCCGACAGGCCGGCTCCTCCGGCAAGGGGGTCACCAAGAGAAAAAGTGCGCTTGCTCTTGCCTACGCTGGCTGTAGCCAGGTTTTCAAGAGTTCGGCCTCTATTGTCGAGCAAGAAGTCTGACATAGCCAAGACCATAAGGTCTTTTAGGTTTGCGGACTTGATTGGGTCTGCCGAAAGCGCGCCGTCAACAATATTCCGTGCGTCTTCGACAAATGAATCGCGCATTTCATTTTTCCCAGAACCCACAACTTTGCCAGCCTTGAGCCCAAGGAAGTTTTGCATGTCTGAAGAAATGCGGCGCGACAAGAACTCAAAGTCATTTTTGGCTGGCGTTTTAATCCACTTATTGCCGCGTCCACCGTCGTAAAGCGTGGTACGGTTTTTGCCCTTTGACTCCTTGTACTTCTTTGAGCCAGCAACAGCCCGAGAAATCAATTCTGGAGCGATGTCGGCAAGCGAGCCACCGCCATTGAGGTGCGCAATCGCATCATCAAGGGAGTTAATTTCCTTCTCTGGAGCCGTGCTGGCTGACTGTTCTGCCACGCGATCCATCTTCCATGGCTCGGCCCCCTCCTGCCGGCCTGGAGCATCGACTGACATGAACTTCTCGTAGACCCAACGGCGAACCTGGGCCTTTTCCGTGCCACGGCTGGCGGTAATAATGTCATTCGCATTATCAACATCAGCAATGTTTTCGCGATAAACCAATGCCCCATTAGAGAGGTCTGCAATTTCTCGCAGTCTGTCGCCGCCGTCAAATGGCTTGGGCTTTGAGCGACTGATCTTCTGAGCCCACAGGCGACCTAGGCGTCGACGATCGCCGTTGGTCAGTTCCTTTGTTGCTTCGAGCGTAACTGTCCCGCCACCAGGTAGAACGTTGTGCAGGGCACGGACCTTATTTTGCCAAATCAGTGGAGCGTGGTCAGAGCCGATGTTATTGGGGCTGGGTACGCCAGCAAAGAATGACGCACCCTCCATGTCGAGGCTGCGACGAACCTGGGCAAGGGATTGCGAAGTTACTGCTGGAGCAAGAATTAGTCCATCGCGTCGCGCCATAAACCGTGCATTGGGGTTCGCCTCAAGAACAGAAACAATGCCGTCGAACGCTTTTTTAATTCGCTTGGGGTCTGGGCCGGCAACACGGGGAATCTGTGCCTGACGCTGAATCTGAATTGTTTGCGAGGTCAGAGCGCCGCCACCAAGAGCACGCATCATTGCCTCAGACATCGGAGCGCGGAGGAAAGAACTATTGAGGTCAATCAATCCTCGTAGGCGGGGATTTGGTAATTCAAAAAGAATACGGCCGCAGTTGGCAAAGCCGCTGGTAGCAAACCGGCCACCATTTTCATAGCCGGCTGGACAACGCAACTGAGCACGAACTGCCCGGCGAACAGCGCCAGAAACCAACCCGCCCCCTGCGGCACCGCCTAGTCCACGGCCAAGTCTTCCGCCTCCGCCACCACCAGGGGTGATGAGACCAAATACGGCAGATCGTGGATTGGTGAACCGGGATACGTTGCCCGGCGTCAATAGTGAGCCCGCCGCCTGGAGTCGTCTGCCGACAGCAGAATCGTCCCGAAGCACACCAGACTTTGTCCGCTGCTCTTCTAAGAGCCGACTAGCAATAATCGCTTTGTAGTTGATGACATCGCGATTAGGAAGTCCGGCCTGCTTGAACAGGTGCGGTGTTTCATCGTGCGCAAAGATACGACGAACTACAAGCGACTCATTGCCGGGAGTAGTGTTCTCCCGCTCCTGATCATCCCCCATAGGGACTCCTACTTAGTTGAGTGGTTCTTCGTCCAGAGCCATCAACTCAAACTCCATGAGTTTGGCCATCAGTTCTGGATCGTCGTTGACCGATACAACGGTGGCCGACTTCTCGCCATCACCCATCGGCTTTGACCATTCCTCAGGAATCATGTCCTCAAGGCCAAGTTCCTTGGCACGCTTCATGATGTGAGCCTTGGCCGCCTCGATGTCCTTCGCGCGACCATGAGCCATGATCGCATTGCGAAGGTCTTCCGAGTCCTTGATGGGGAACGATCCGTCCTTCATCGCCTCGCCACGCTTCGACATCTCTTCGCGCTCATCGATTCCATAAGCACGCTTGAGCGCAATCTCAGCAATTTCGGAGTCAATCTCCATGGCCTGAACTGCGTCGTACTCGTCGTAGCCGAGAACCTGACCGTCGAGGCTGACATACACGTCGTAGGAGCGACCATCGACGCCGTTAATTTCCACGGCATAAGCCTCATGGCCCTCGAACTCGTCGGCGTCAACCGAAACAATGTCTCCCTCGATGGACTTAACAGCGATGAGGCCGGCGTCTTCGAACGAAACAATGTTGCCGATCTGGTCAGCAGACTTCACGTCGACCACCGATGAATCGAGTTCATGCCATCCACGGCAACGAGCATCCTGCCCGTCGAACACGGCTTCGATAATTGTGTCGTCACGCTTCACCTGAACGATGAAAACATCCTTGACATCTGAGTATCCAGACGAAAGAGTCTTTCCAGCGAACATGCCCTCGGCAATTCCCTGAACTTCGATCAGCGTGGGGAGACCCTGCTCTGGGGCGCAACCGCCTGGGCACGCTGCACAAGGTGTTGCCGAGCCGGCAAGCATCTTCTGCTGGAAGCCACAGACGTAGGCATCTTCGTCCCAGTCAGCACTCTTGACGCCCATGGTCTGCATGCGGGCGGCACGAGCGGCACGACGACGAGCCATTTCCTCTTCAGCCATTTGCTCCATCTCGGACATGTTGCCCTCGGGCATGCCCATGCCACCCTTTTCGGGCATTTCATCGCTCATCAACTTCGTGCCGCACTTAGCACAGAACTTTGAGCCAGGGGCATTTTTGAATGAGCACTTCGGGCATACGGTCTTATCTTCAGACTCTTCCCGCATTTCCTCTTCGTCGGGCTTGTCGGCCATGGCAGCCGGCATCATGCCATCAGGCATCATCTCGTTTTGCTTCTTGCGCATACGACTACGAAGCATCTGATACATGCCTTTTTCGTACTCGTCGAGCATCTCATCGTCTTCGATCATTTCGCCACCAGCACCCTTACGCCGGCGACGACCCATGAGCATGCGATACATGCCCTTTTCTTCTTCGGTGAGAAGATTCTCGTCGTACTCTTCCTCTTCCGACATCTCTTCGTCTTCACCGGGGCCCATGCCATACTTTTGCTGAACGGCCATTGCGCCACACTTACCGCAAACCTTGGCGCCCTTTTCGTAGCCGCAGTCACCCGCCTCAAGGCCTTTGGCGCACGCAACAACGTCGCCTTCGGCGCTGATCTTTACTACTGCTTTTTCGTCCATTTGGTCGTTCTCCTTGTATTGCATAGCCTTCGTTGTGCATGCATTTGGTGATGAACATCCTGGGCAGGGTGACATGCGCTTGTCGCCTGTAACCATGCACTGGAATTTCGGCTGAGTTTTGTGTATTGCTTTGACAGCATCGTACTCGACCGAGTTTCCATCATCCGCAATAACTGCACTCTCCTGACTATTCATTACTTTTTGGTGATCTTGAGGCTTGCTGTTTGAGCCGACTTACTACCATAAGCAGCACTAAACGATTTTAGAGCATTGTTAATGGCCTTTTCGGCATCTACAGAAAGTGTTTGCTTGTCAAAAACCAGGCCGTGCTCAGTCGCCTTGCACTCAACCTTGTGGTGCGAAAGCACTGGGTCAATATGGCTCTTGATTGCAAACAGGCTTTTAATTGGCGCCTCGATCATCGGAGAAGACTTTTCTTCCCTCGATGCATCAGAAATTACCTGGTCAAGAAGTTCAGCAATTTGACGGAGTCGAGCCATGTTGCGGGTTGAAATTACGCGGCCGGCCTTGAATTCGATGCTTTCGTCATCAGACTTCATGCCACCGCATCCGCAACCACAGCCACCAGAACCCATCGGCGGCTTCATCCACTCGTGCTCGATTTCGTTATCGTCATCGTCGTCACCGACATGAACCCAGTTGGTCTCATCGCCCAGGTACTGCATGAACTCTGGCTCCTGGTCCATGAATTCCCGAAGAACCATGTTCGCAAACTTGATGTCAGTTTCAGTAACTTCCTCAAGGTTGTCGTTTTCATAACCCTCAACAAATGGGTCAGACTTTTTGGGGTTTGCGATGCGAGACAAGCGATTGTCAAACTCGGCGTCTGTCCAAATTGAACCACGAACAACACCGCGAATCTTCTTGCGGCAGTTCTTCATGCCGGGGTGATGGCAGCCCTCATTCGGCCACAAGCCCGTTGTTTCATGGTGGAGCCACGCACAGATATTCTGCAATGGATATAGTTCTGGGTGATCAGCCAGAATGACTAGGCATCTGCGGAAGCCACCTGGCTTGCGCATAATTGGGCGCCAGTACCGCAACAGGCGCTCGAGGTTCCCTCGACGTGGGCCATAGCCGCGCAGTACGTCGCCGGTGAAGTTTTCCTGAGGGATTGCATCCAAGGGCGTTGGGGCCTTTGCTTCACCATTGGGCCACATGCCCCCGACGCTAGCCCCAGATGCGGGGGTGTAAACGGTTTGCGCTCGAACCTTTTCCGGTTCACCGATCATGTACTTCTGGATGTCATCCTCGTAGTGGTATGACGTCCGGAAAGTGTTCATCTCATCACTTTCCGACATGTGATCAAAGATGACAATGTTTTCGTCCATTACGCGGATGCGAACACTGCCCTTGAATTTCTCGACCAATGCACGAGCAAGGTTCTCGGGGTTCTTGGACTCTGCCGGCGTGGCATTGCCATAACCAGAGTCGTCATCTTCGTATGGCAAGCCCTTTTGCTTGCGCTCATTCAGTTTCTTGATCTCCTCCCGGATCAAGTCCTTCATGTGCTTTTCGCCGCGGCTCCCAATCGCCAACCACTTTATCTGGGCGATTACGCCTGGAAGGCGGAAGTCCTGCTCGTGGCGGGCGACCCATGCCTCTCTTAATTCGAGCGCTGCGACTTGATCGTCGGTAGTCGCTACACCGTTTTGCTTGGCAATTTTTGTCAGTATCTCGTACTGGTCGTTGCCCTTGATATTTCCGCCCTTGCGCCAAAGTTCCGGATACTCCGTTCGGATCATCTCGGCAAAGCCACGGTCAAACATCGGCCACTTGCTTTTGCCGAAAGAGGTTACCTTGTCTTCGGCCTTATCGGCCTTGATTGAAATTGTAGCGGTTAACTGGTTCGCTCCGTGGAGCACCGGTGAGACTTCATAAAGTTCTACCTCACGCAGGATGTTTGCCTGACGGGAGGAGTCGTAGATCGAGTCAAGAGTCTTGTAACCAATCGACCACTCTTGATCAGGGCCAAAGAATGCAACGTCAGCAAAAGCCTGGCGGCCGCGCTCGCTCTTGAGGTTGAACTGAACGCGAGCATATAGTCCACCGACGCCGGCATTGCGCATCTTGCCTGGTAGGCGTGGATCGTTCGGCTTAACTTCGTAGATTTCAAGAACTTTGCCGATGGGGCTATTCCAGTCGTGGCCCCAGACAACACGAGGATTACGGCGCTTTAGGCTGGCATCAAACGCTCCCGGCACAATGATATCGCCAACAGAGTCTTTGTTCCCAAAGGCAGCGACGAAGCATTCAACAATGCCCTGCGCTTCATCGATGCTGATTTGACCTGTGTTGGCCTTGAACTCAAAGTCCCGAGTCTGCGTAGGCATTTACGTATCTCCAAATGTCGATTACAGTTTATGATACTCGCCGCATTACCCCAGTAGGGGAATGTTTCAGTAATGGCATTACTTATTCAGTTGGCTGAATGCGAAGACGACAACGGCAGTTGATGGTTAGACCAGGAGGAGCCAGCGGATCACCAGGGAACCGCAGGGTGACTCCGTCTCCCGTAAATGAATCCTTTAGTGGAACTGCCTTGCCTTCGAGTGCGCGGTGTTCGCTTCTGACGGAATCGTCTTTTCGCGTTACCCATCGCTTACTGAACCTTGACGATCCATCTTCCTTTTTGCCAACCAAATACAGGCCGGCGTTATAGGCAGACTGCGCCTCATGCTCAGCGATCTGTCGCTTGCGCTTGTTAATCAAATGAGCGAAAATGGCCATCAAGGCGGCTCTTAGAAGCCCGTTTCTTTCATCCGAATCACGGATTGCCATACCAACAAGAAGTGCTGCTGCAATTTCTTCTCGTGTTGTTTCATTGACCTGTTGCATTCGAGCAACCTGACTGTCAATGTATTCCTGCAATTCCTTGTCGCTTACGGGCTCTGATGCCTGTGGGTACTGTTGGCGAGCGGAGTTGGCGGCGTCGTTCACGATCCCAGAAATAATTGGACGCATGTCGTCGCTGACCTGCTTGTCCCAGACCTTCTTGTCAAACACGCTTCCGACATCGAATGTTCCGCCAATCATGAGTTTGCGGGCCTTAGGGCCAAGCGCCTTCTCAAGAATTACCCGCTGCTGACGCTCAAAAAGATTTTCTAGTTTTGCGTCGAGGATTTCGGTCCATCGATCAGCAGACTCATCAGCCTTGGTCTCAATGTTTACGAAAGGGGTATCAGCCCCCTTGAGGCTGATAAAAGAGCCTTCGGCGGAAAGTTGTCCTGTTGGAGGTGCCGGCACCTGGGCTTCCGGTGGTACAGCGTTCTGCTCGGGGACAACGATCCCCATTCCGGGCTCAACCCCTGGCGGTGTCTGGGGTGCCGCCGGGGGCATCGGCTCAACCCCAGGGACTGCTCCGGCCTGAACCGCTTGTGTCATCACCGTTTGCGGGGCAGCGCCAGGAGCCTGTCCCTGAGGTGGTGTTTCCATCGGCTTTTCTGGATTGCCAATCGGTGCAAGGTTCGGGTTAGCCAGCATTGAGTCGGCCAAGTCTGAAACAACGTTCTTGCGCCCTGTGTTCTGGCGATACTCGTTGGCGGTAATCAGCCCAGCCTGAAACTCCTGCAACAGGTGTCCTTCTCGTTCCTGCTTGGCAAGGATTAGAGCCGGCACATCAGTTGTGTCGAAGTCGACATAATATATTGGATGCAGGTTGTCTAGGGCTCGAGCGATTGGCTCGAGGTGGGGGAGCATGGTTTCCATCCAGAAAACCTTGATTTCTTCTCCCGCGTTTGAGAATGTACGGCCGGCGGCATTTCCAATAACGGATTCAGGAACGCCGAATGCTGCCAGGATTTCTTCCTTGGTGATCTGGCGCATTGAGGTGTAGGCCGCATCCCGAGGCGAGGCACCGGTGTCAACAAAATCAACGCCGTCCTCGGAGGCGATAACAGTCGTTCCTCCGGCTCGGTTGATGTTTCCGCGGAACCGTGAGCGCAGTTCGTCCTTGTCGTCGTCGTCCATTTCGCCACGGACAACCAGCAAACCACCAGGTCTACCATCATTGATAAGGAAGTTGCGGTTATAGATTTTGGCTAGGTTTTCGATTTCGATCGCTACACCCGCCGCCTCCATGGGTGTCAATGAAAGGTATGGATCGAGCGGGTGCGGACGTCGAATCCAAATCACATCTTCCGGCTTGACCCGAACCTTTGTCCCGTTGGGCATATCCACCTCGAACCCAGATACAAATCTCTTAGGGTCTGGGATTGGCGCAGTGAACTGAGGTGGGAGCAGGTGCAATGCAATAAGTTCGCCATTGCGTCCACGAATCTTTTCAATAAACACCCCTCGGGTGCTCATCAATAACTGGGACGACAGTCGATACCTGAAAACGAAAGAATCTTCGCCTTCGTTGGCCTTCGAGTTCAGCAGGTCAAGAATTTGGTTTTGTTCCTTGACAATTGTGCCGTTCGGTGAATTGTCCTCACGGAGGATGATTGGAAGACGAGCCTGGTTGCCGGCGATAGCGTCAATACACCTGAAGACCCAGGTAACCTTCTGCATGCCTTCGCGATATGCGCGCTGCATGTCCCAGCCGTCTTTGTAGGCCTTGCCTGTCCGCGATACGTCGAACGAAACCGGAGCGCCAGCGTTAAGGCCCGAGGCCTTCACTGACTCAGCCTCGGTCATCTTTGACTCAATCGTCTTTGTCTGTGGCTTATTCCAGGCCATTAGTCACGTCCCAAAAGGTATCCATATAGTCCAGCATTTGCACCTGCTACTATTAAACCAGCCCCAGGCCTACCCAGCATGGAAACTCCTATGGCGGGAAGAACGACAAAGCATCCCATTAAAAAGTGCGCCGAGGTTTGACGCGAAGCAAGTATACCAATAAATCGTTTCCATTTACTGGGATTATTCTCAGATTCTGCCATTGCTGCGTTCTCCGTGGGGTAAGCACCCTAACATCGTCATCCTACACACAATGGAGCCTCTTAGTGACCGACTGGAACAAGGTCCTCGAATATCTTCAGCCGAAGCAGCCTCAGTTTTGCCCCGAAGAGCCGTCCCTGACGCAAAAGGTGTTTCTCCGAACTTACCAGTTGGAAGCCCTGTTTGGTGGCGCGGCCGGCGGTGGCAAGTCTTCCGCCTTGCTGATGTCCGCTCTGCAATACGTAGATGTGCCTGGTTATTCGGCCATTCTTTTTCGTAGAACATTCGCTGACCTTGCCCTGCCGGGTGCGTTGATGGACCGTGCCCGTGACTGGATGTCCCACTATGACGACGTTAAGTGGAACGGCGTACAGAACACGTTTACCTTCCCGTCGGGCGCCCGTATTACGTTCGGGTACCTGAATAACCAAAACGACTACCTTCGCTACAAGGGTGCTGAATTCCAGTTTATTGGGATGGACGAAGTTACGGAAATTAGGGAAAATGACTATCGGTATCTTTTCTCCCGTCTGCGTCGCCCAGCATCCGGGCCATTGGCTAGGGTTCCCCTTCGTATGAGGGCTGCTTCCAACCCTGCCCCCAACTGGGTCCGGCAACGGTTTATCGTCGAGGGCACCGCCAATAACCGAATCTTCGTTCCTTCAAAGTTAACCGACAACCCCGGCATTGACGCCGACTCATACCGCTCAGCCCTAAGTTCCTTGGACCCTATAGAGCGTAGGCGCCTTGAGGAGGGCGACTGGTGGTCTACGACACTTGGGTCGATCTTTGAGCGCGAAAGTTTTGTTCTTATTGATCCGGCTGAAATTCCTCAACTGACTTCCGCCGCTCGAGCAATCAGATTTTGGGACCTTGCAGCAACTGAGCCGTCGCATGCAAACCCTGACCCCGACTGGACTGTCGGCACACTTATGCTATTTGATCAGGGTATTGCCTATGTGGTGGATGTAAAAAGGGCCAGAGTGAAGGCAGAAAAGGTCGAGCAACTGATTGCCAACACTGCTATGGAGGACGGCCACCAGGTTGCGATTCGAATGGAGCAAGAGCCTGGCTCCTCAGGCAAGGCCCTAGCCGACCAGTACGCTAGGTATGTACTCCCTGGTTACGATTTCTCGGCCATCAGGGCTACGGGCGACAAGGTCACTCGGGCGAGGCCATTTGCTGCCGCTGTTGCGAATGGAAATGTTCGTGTCGTCAGGGGGCCATGGCTCACACCTTGGCTTGATGAGTTTGCCTCATTCCCAGAAGCGACCGATCACGATGACCAGGTCGACAGCGCCGTTGGGGCATTTACTTACTTGGCCGGCCTCGGTTTGCCTCAGCGCAAGAGGGCGGCTATCATCGTCTGAAACAACACAACCACTGGAGGAATTGTGGGTATCTCAGACGAAATTGCTAATTTACGCCGTGCCATCATGCAACTTGATTTGGCAATCGAGCAGAATGCTCAGGGCCTCGATGCTCGAGAAGCATGCAAATTGCTGGTCAGTCTCCATGAGGCGAAGACTGAACTTGGCGTCGTGTACTCGACTATGGAAAAGGCAGTTGCTGATGCGATGGGTCGGGATGAGGAAGTAGTTCTTGACGACGGCTCACGCATTGAGAAGAAGTTTGATCCGGGCCGCAAGGGCTGGAAGCACAAAGACTTGGCATCCGTTGTTTCGGAAAAGTTGTCCATGCTTGCGATTGACATGGACACTGGCGAGGTAGTAATGTCGCCACAAGAAGTCGCAGAGCGGGTTCTTGACTACGTACAGCCTTCATACTGGAGAATTAAAAAGTTGGCTGAACTGGGCATCAATGCCGACAACTACTGCGAACTAGGTGAACCTAAAACAAGCATTGCCGTCAGGAGGGCAAAATAATGACTGCTAGTAAAAACACAACCGATACCGCCGTTGCCGAAGAGGTGGTTCTTGCCGCGCCCCTAAACACCGACGACTGGGAAGAGGGTTTGCGCAAGCGCAAAAAGGAGCAGGATGAGCGGGCCGCAAAAGCCATGAAGGACCTGTATGAGCCTTTCCACCCCAGCGTTGAGCGTCAACTCAAGAAGAGTGGAACTGCTCTTACTTACATCCCTGTTAGTGAGGTAATCACCAGGCTCAACCAGGTTTTTGGTGTACAGGGATGGAGTTCTCAAATCATCCGCTGTGAGCGTGATGCCCTCGATCCAGACTTCATCGTTGCTCATGTTCGTCTTACTCTTGGCTATGAGTCTGAGTGGGGTGGCATTCACAAAGATGGTTTTGGTGGTCAGAAAATTAAGCGAACCAAGGCCGGCGACATTGTTGATCTTGGTGACGAATTCAAGGGTGCCGTATCAGACGCCCTAAAGAAGGCGGCCCAGCAGTTTGGTATCGGTCTTTACCTTGCCAGATCAGAAGAGGCATTGACTATGGATGCCCAGGCAAGCGTCGATCCCGAAATTGATGCGCTCTGGGAAGAGTTCATGAATAAGACCAAGAGACTCGACGCTGATGGCAAGGTGGCCCTTAAGAATTATTGGGCAAAGATTAGCGGCGGCGCACCCACCCCCAAGCGTGAGACGGCGACTGCTGATGCCCTTCGTGCACTCATCACCGAATGCGCCCTCATCACTACGGGTGGGACATTCGAAGACGAGTCTCCCGAATGAGCCTTACTCCTCCCGAGTACTTATCTCCGTCATCTCTGTCAACCTTCAAGCAGTGCCCTCTTCGATTCAAGTACACAAAAATCGATGGCCTGCGTGAGCCTGATACTGAAGCAACAGTTCTTGGTTCGTTTGTTCACGAAATCCTCGAGTTCCTGTTTGCTTTGCCGCCGGACGAACGGACTTTAAATTCTGCTCGGGCAATCGCTAACGCTGCGTGGAATGAGAATGGGTGGCGCGATCGTGTCATTGGCGTTATCGGCGCAGACGAAACCACGCTACGAAAGTTCAGGTGGAATGCCTGGTGGTGCGTCGAAAATTACTTTGGCATGGAAAGTCCAGCCGAAATCGAACCAGTAGGTCTTGAGTATGAGGTCACTGGCGAAATCGAAGGTGTTCGCATCCGTGGGTTCGTCGACCGTTGGTCAGAAGGTTCTGAGGGAATCATTGTCTCGGACTACAAAACAGGCAAGACGCCGTCTCCGCGCTATCGGGACGACAAGTTCACGCAGTTGTTTATCTATGCTCTCATGATCAACAACAAGTTGTCACGGATGCCGGCCACGGTTGAACTGCTGTATCTCAAGGACGGCACGCGCTTGACGTCTGAGGTAACTGAAAGTACACTGAAATCAACAACTGAAATGCTCATCACTACAAATAACGAAATTATGCAACGTTGTGAGTCTGGTGAGTTTGAATACAAAACATCAAAACTATGTAACTGGTGCACCTTTAAGACTGTGTGCCCTGCCTGGAGGAAGTAATGAACGACGATGCTTTTGCCCGCCTTGTGGCGGAAGAAGTTAAGAACAATGTTTCGGATTCACAGAAGCAGTATCTTCTGTTGCCGGAGAACTGGGGTCGCTGGCGGCGCGCATTGTCGGCCCTTGTTGACAACTTGAGCAATCAGTTGACAAGAATTGAAAAAGAAACAGCCGACCAGGTGGCCCGATACGAACGCTTGGGCGACGAAGGATTTGCGCTGGTGGCCGAGGTTGCTGCTGAGTCAGATCACAAGACAAAAAAGATCAGTCGCTTCAAGTTTTACGTCGAGTCAAAACTTGAAGAAGTGAATCGCATGATTGCGCTGGGCACCGATCATATCGATGAGAAGGTTAAGGTTGTTGAGTTTCTACGTCAGGCAATCGTTACTCACAAGCGCATGATGGAAGAAAACGATCTAGAGCCGACTGGCATTGATCTTGCCCTATGGGACTCCCTTGATGGAACCTGGTCATTCGATAAGGTTGACCCGGCAACACTATGACAAGTATTGGGTTTGCTACGACAGACTGGTCGCGCAGTTTATTCGACACCAACGGGATGAACATTCCCGGTGGTGCAAACTGGGTGCGCCTACAGCAGGTTCGTCCGCACATGACGATGCGGTCTGCAACTGGGTGGCTGACGTGGAGCGACGAGCATGGGTTTGGCGTTTCAAACAACAAAGGACAAGTTGCTCATAATCTAGACGTAATTGTTATGCAACGAATTATGTTCGGCAATCTTGTCGAAAAGTTGACGGCCTACCGTGAAAAGGAAAATAGGTCACTAATCATTAATGACCTTGATGACTGGTACTGGGGCCTCGACCCTCGGAACGCTGCCTATAAATTGACACGACCCGAGAACAACCCAGAGGAAAACATTGACCACTACCAGAAGATTCTGGAGTTGTCTGATGTAGTTACTGTTTCTACGCCGTTTTTAAAATCGGCGGTCGAGAACCTCTGTGGACACAAGAACGTCGTGGTAATTGAGAATCATGTTTCAGTCAACCATTTCGCTGCCCGTGGCTTTAACGGAAAACAGCCAGTCGTTGGCTGGGTTGGTTCAACCAATCACCGCAGCGGTGACCTAGAGGAACTGTTCGGCATTTTTGATAACAGCATGAAGTTCCACCACAGCGGACATTACGGTTCCGGTAATCCTTTTGCCGACGCCCTCGGGCTGAAACGTGACCGTGTGGCCAAGAGCCCAATGCGAGCACCATGGGATTACGCAAAGATGTCTTTCTGCTTTGACATCGGCCTGGCGCCTTTATCCGACATTGAGTTCAACCACGCTAAATCCTGGATCAAGGCAATTGAGTACTGCGCTGCCGGCGTTCCTTTTGTTGCGTCACCAAGGACTGAATACCTAAGACTCGTCGAATTGCTTGGTGTTGGAAGGATCGCACACACTCCCGCTGAGTGGATGTCGCACGTCAAGGAATTACACGACCACAAGACACGAACACATGAAGCCTCGGTTCTAAGAGCAAAAGTTGCTGAACTTCTTGACGTTAAGCACATGGCCCGTAAGTGGGAAAATGTGATATCTTCTAACTTGTGAGGAAGCGTTCTGCCAAGCAAGAGGCGCTCTACCGAGAGCGCAGGCCGCTAGTTAAGCGACTTCTTGAGGAGCGTGAGTGGTGCGAGGCATGCCCCATTTTTGCTGAGCATGATGGTCGGGTTACCTATGCACGAAACCGATCCATGGACATCCACGAACTCGTGCGTCGCTCGCAGGGTGGCTCGATTCTTGACATCGATAATTTGATCGCTGTTTGCCGGCCTTGCCACATCCGAATCGGCAATTACCCGCAACTTGCGTTCGATTTGGGTTTGGCCAAGAGGTCTTGGGAGCAGTAATCACTACTGTGCTAATCTTGACTTGACCAAGGAGAGTCATGGTAGTTCCGCGCCGCACAAACACAGACGAAGAAGAACAGCGCGGTGATGCTCGTCAGCGTCGCCGTCCTGGCTTGTTGCGACGTGCTGCTGGCAGGGCCCTAAGGGCAGCCGCCCGCGCCGCTGACCGGGCCCGCACCGGTCGCCGCCGCCGCTGATAGGAGGCCATAATGTTAGTTTCTATTGACGAACTACGGCGATATATGGATATCACCTTCAGTTCGCGCCAAGAAGATGCCGCCACATATGTACTTGAGGGCCTGCAAAGCGAACTCGAGGCCTACATCAGGCGCCCAATTGAAATTCATGAATACACCGAAACTCACGTTATTCAGGCATCCTCGACTGGGCTACCGACCGCTTCTTTCTTTTACGACCAGAGCCTTGACACAACGCTGAATACCGGAATCTCGGTCACGCAGCCACCGGTTGGCGTGTACCTAAGAAATACGCCAGTAGTCACGGTCACTGAAGTTACGCTTACAAATACCACCGGGGATGTTCTAGAGCAAACCGAAGGCATCGACTATGTAGTGCAGCGATATGGGATTGACTGCTACCGCGGGTACCCAAATGACGTCGTAACCGTTACCTACGAGGGCGGTTTAAACGGTGATCAAATCAAGATGTTCCGCCTCATGATCCTGCGTGCTGCCTCCCGTGAAATGCAGAATATGCATGACGATGTGGTCGGCATCAAGGACCTGAACTCGAGAAACGTTGCGCCACTACAAACAGGGTTTTTGGATAGTGAGTTGTTGGCCCTTAAGCGTTATCGACGCAAGCAGATTGCCGGCTGATGTTTTCAAATATCAACGTCCGCGTATACAACGAAGAGAAAGCCATCCTTCGGCTTGAGGGGATCAAGCAGCGACTTGAGAACCAGCAAGTCCCCTTGCGTCAGGCTCGCGTAATCCTGGCTGCCGCAAACGCAAAGAACTTTTCCAGCAATGGATTGCCAGTTGGCGGTTGGGCTCCGCTCGATGCCGAGTATGGGTCGTGGAAGGCACGCCGTTACCCGGGTGCTCCCCCAATGGTCGCCAACGGTAAACTCTTCCGGAGCCTTCTGCAACTTGATGGTGGCAATGTCAATATTATTAGCCCAAAAAGTGCCACATTCGGAACAGATGTTGAGTACGCCAAGTTCCACCAATACGGAACTACGAAAATGCCTAAGCGTAAAATCGTTTTTGAGCCTGTTGGCTTTGCCGCTGAACTTGGCCAGATTATGGCTAAGTGGACTGCTAGAGGAATCTGATCATGCAGGGCGCACATAACGCAAAACTATTTGTCACTAATTACCTCAAGGAAGACTTTAAGCGTCGTCTTGACGACTATCGCTTCGCCCGTCGGGCAGAGGGTGAGTGGTTTGTTGACGACGGCGCTTTGCCAGAGCCGGCAAAGTATTTGAGTTACGAGCCACTTGCTCTGGACGAACTTCCCGCAATCATTACGGTTGCCATTTCTACCTCCAGGTTTGTGCGGGATGACTACACCCCAGTAATGGACCCCCTGTATAACGTCACGTACACCATGCGTTCATACGTATGGGTTAAGGCCCAGGGCAACGAGGAAGCGACCCTCATGCGAGACCGCCTCACCACTGTGCTTCGTTCAGCCCTTCTTGACTATCCGTGCTTGCGGGCCAACAAGCCTGAGTACTACCTGGAAGTCATGATCGACGAGGGTTCGATGAGGGAAGAGTTTTCCGACCTGACCCTGCTCAAGGGAGAGCGAGTTCTGGCTGGGGCGTATATTTCGTATGACCTTTCAGTTACCGAGCGAATTACTCGACTGCCTGTTGGTACGGCTGATGAGTTCCAGATCGAACTAGAAAAGGCCGCCCTTGGCGAGCCTTTGCCCGACTAACCATACTTGCACCGTTAAATGTGGCTGTGTTGTAGCATTGATACGAACAGCAAGCAGGCATAGCGCAAATTTCGTTAGAGATTATCTGGCGAAAAACAAAAAGCGCTATACTCTGACTTAACGTTTTGATCTTGGTCGGAATACGGAAGGACATCGAATGCCCGGCGTAGTAGTCACAACAGCGGTACGTACTGGCCCCACAGTTGCCAACGTCGCCCCTTCAGCCACTTTCTTCATTGCCGGACAGACCGAGCGTGGACCTGCCGATGAGGCAATCCTCGTAACCAGTCTTGCCGACTACGAAGACTACTTTGGTGGGTACGTTTCATACGGCCACACTCACCAGCAAGTCCAGGCCTTCTTCGAAGAGGGCGGCGCTCGCTGCTACGTCAGCCGCGTTGTAGGAGCCTCGCTAGGCGCTGGCTACTCGTCCACCACCTCGACCGGAACGATTACTCTCGACACCTCCGGCGCGCTCGATGCCGTCACCTTGAACGCCAAGGGACCCGGCGCATGGTCTGCAAACCTTGACGTCAGCGTCGCAACCCTTGGTTCTGGCTTTGTGATCAAGTTGTTCCTCAACGACGAGCAGGTCTACTCGACTGGTGAAGTTGCTAATGCTCAGGCTGCGGTAAACAAGATCAACAGCAGCGCCGTCGCCGGCCGTTATGTCGAGGCCGTTCTGCCCACTGGTGCGGCTGCTCGTGTACCAGCAACCACCGCTGCTACCGCCTTCTCGACCGGTAGCGATAACCGCGCTGAGATCGCCTTGGCCAACTACGAGGTTGCTCTAAACAACTTCACCGATGACCTGGGTGCTGGCGCTGTTGCCATCCCTGGCGCAACCGAAGATGCCGGCATGGACATGACCAACCTGCACCAGGCCATCATCGATCATGCGGACACTAACCACCGCGTGGCGCTCCTGTCCTTCCAGTCTGCCGATACCTCGGACGATGCAATCGCTGCCATGGCTGATTACGGCGACTATGCCGGCTCAGAGCACGCTGCTTTCTACTGGCCCTGGATCACTGCGAACCGCGCAGTCAACACTCCAGTGACCATGTCACCAGAGGGTTATGTGGCCGCCAAGCGCTCGGTTGCTTTCAATGCTACCGGCCCATGGGCCCCATACGCCGGCCTGGCTTCGGAAGCCAAGTTTGTGACCGGTCTGGCCAATACCGTCAGCAAGACTCTTGGCGACAGCCTCGACGAGTCTCGCGTCAATGCCCTCCGCGTGATCAACGGTCGCGTCCGGGTCTACGGTGCTCGCTCGGCCTCCTCGGACGAAGACAACTTCCGCTACATCACCGCCCAGGAAATGCTGAACTACATCGTCGTTCAGTCGCAGAACACCCTGGAAGACCTCGTGTTCTCGACCATCGACGGTCGCGGCGCTCTGTTTGGTCAGGTCGATGCCCGCCTGCGTGCGGTACTCGAGCCCCTGCGCCTTGCTGGTGGCCTGTAA